GTAATCACGACACAGATGATCTATCAGAAGGATCTTCTAACTTATACTTCACCAACGCTAGAGCAGATGCACGTGTCGCTGCATCCACAGCCTTTGACCCAGCAGGTTCTGCTGTTGCACTAGCGATAGCTTTGGGATAGCAATATGGCAAATACATTTCTTAGAAAAACTTCACGTAGCATAGGCACATCAGCAGTTACGGTGGGAAGCTACACAGTGGGTTCAAGCACAGCCACAACCGTTATTGGGTTGTCTTGTGCTAACAGAACTACTGCAGCTATCACAGTTGACGTAACACACAACGATGGATCTAATGATACGTTCTTAGTCAAGACAGCTACCGTACCTAGCGGAGGCTCACTTGTTGTCGTGGGAGGTGATCAAAAGGTCGTTTTACAAACAGGCGATAGCATTAAAGTGACATCAAGTGCAGCCTCCTCTTGTGATGTAATGATGAGTATATTGGAGATTACCTAATGGGTAAGTCTAAAGATTTAGCTACTGGTGAAACACGGTTTGTAAACACCGCTGGCGATACTATGACAGGTGACTTGGGCATAGGTGTAGCCCCTGCCCAACCTTTACACGTTTTTAAAGCTGGTTCTCAAGGTGGAGGGCTGGCACCCCTTATTAAGGTACAAAACGACACTAATAATCTTACAGGAGATGGTTCTGCAATAGAGTTTCACGGAAAGTATCAAGGTGGGGAGTGGGGCTTTGGTAAAATTGGTGGGGCAAATTCTGGTAGTAACTTTGGTGGTGCTTTAGAATTTCACACCAATACTGGCACTGGTAGCGTTTCAACAGGTTTTACTAAAAAGATGACCATTGATCGAAGCGGTCATGTAACAATGCCTAATCAGCCAGCGTTTTGGGCTTTCTCCTCTACATACTTACCAAATTATGAATTTACAAGTTATAACATATCTGGAGCTGGAAAATTTAATACTGGAAATCACTTAAATTTATCAAGTGGTGTATTTACAGCACCTGTAGCTGGTAGATATCAGTTTAATGCAGCTTTTCACTCTAGTTCTGTAAGTACTACACAACGCAGGATTGGTCGTTTCGTGTTAAATAGTACTTCCATAGGAGAATTTGCAGAATCCTCAGCCAAATACGCAGACATCGGTACTTCTGTTATAGTAAGTATGTCAGCTAATGACATAATGCAATTATATACACACGCTGTAGGACATTTTACTTCAGTAGATTTCTCAGGCCATTTAATAGGATAAACACATGGCATACATAGGACAGACACTAACCGAAGGTACAAGAAGAGCGCACACATATACAGCTACTGCTGGACAAACCACATTTAATGCTGTATACTCCCTTGGAAACGTAGACGTATATCAAAACGGAATACTGTTACAACCTGCTGATTACACAGCTACCACAGGAACGACAGTTGTGTTAGGCTCTGCTGCTGCACTAAACGATGAGATAACTATTATATCTCACAACATATTCAGCGTAGCAGATGCACCCACACTTTCAGGCGGTGGTACATTTGCAGCTAGTATCAGAGCACCTATATACGACACAACACAGAATACTATGAAGACTGCTTTGTTTCAAACTAATGAGCAGAGCATGGGTACAGACACAACAATACCTAGCTCACAGAACGCTAGTTGTAATGGACCTCTAACAATAGCGTCAAGCATAACGCTTACAGTTAATGGGAACTTGACAATCATATGAGTACTTTACACGTAGAAAACCTAAAAGGTCTTAGCTCTGGCGGTAATGCCAATAAAGTTATTATACCAACTGGTCAGACATTAGAAGTTACGGATAATTTAAGATACGAAGACATGCCATCTGGCTCCGTTGTAAATAAAGAACTTTATAATTCAGGATCTGGCTCTGGCGCTCGTTTAACAACAAGCGCTACTGGTTGGGCAACGATGCCTGGCACTGGAACAAGTTACAGTGGCGCTAGAAAAAGTGGAAATGAAACTGTAATGGTTTTCAACAAGAAACTGTCTACTTCAAAAATTATTTGCACTCCCATGATGCATGCTTACCTACCTACAACTAACTCTGGTTGGGGCATGAGAGTTAAACACGCTAGAACATACAGCTCAAGCGCCGCCGATTACGACAATGATTTTCTTCCAAATGGGCCTTTTAATGGTTGGGGCGCTGGTGGTTATGGAAGTGGCTCTGTAGCGGCTGCGGATAGTACCCAATATAGCGTTTGCCTCAATGATGGAGTATCTGCTTATAATAGTCACACTGGCGATATATTTGTTTATCTTGAAGTAAGATTGTGGAGTTCGTCCGATACAGCTTACTTTGGAGATTATAATGATAGTTATCCAAAATATTGGATGATGGTTATCGAAGAGGTAGCACAATGAGCATCCTAAAGGTAGACACCATAAACGAAAAGACTTCTGGTAATGGGGTGGCTATTCCAGGTCATGTTGTTCAGGTGCAAAGAAGTTCAATAGGCGGCAATATAACTACTACATCATCATCTCCAGTAGCCTCTGGTTTAGAGTGTGCTATTACACCTAAGTCTGCAACAAGTTTAATACAAGTTCAGTTACTTGGTGGCAGAAGTTATGTTCAGTCTTCGCAACAATTAGATGTTAGTCTTTTTAAAGACGGTTCTAATACAAATTCAGTTGGAGGAGGTCGTTGGGAAAGTGTTTATTCGACAACAAATCACCATCATGGAGGTTATTCAGCTTGCTATTTTGAAACTGCTGGGTCTACTAACGCAAGAACATATCAAGTATATTTTGATATTGGGTCTGGTACAGGATATTTTAACAACTCACCATCTAATAATAACGAATACTTAGTACACCTTGTAGTTCAGGAGATAGCCCAATGAGTTCTATCTTAAAAGTTGATACGATACAGAATACTGGTGGTACTACTGGGTTAACCATAGATAGCAGTGGTAGGATTTCACAGCCCTCTATACCAGCCTTTCAAGGTCTTTCTAACACGAAACAAAGTTCAGGCAATTATCTTTTTACAAATTTTAGTACTTCTGGAAGTGGTGCTTGTAATAGAGGAGGCCATTTTAATGCAACAACTGGTATTTTTACAGCACCAATAACAGGTATTTATAATTTTGGATTTATATTTGGAGAAGTCAGTGGTGGTGGTGGTAGAAAGATAGGTCTTATCTTTCTGAATGATACAGCAATAGATCAACAGGTTGCAGAGGGAAGTGAAGCATTTAATGATGTGGGAGGTTCTATGGTTATGGAATTGGATGCAAATGACACAATCTCTATAGGAACTCACTCTTCTCTACAGTGGAATCGTTGTACGTTTTCAGGATTTTTAATAGGATAAACAAATGACAGATATAGCAACAGCATTAACAGAACTAGGCGTAACAGAATGGGTGTTACGAGGTGAGCCTACAACACAAAAAGAGTTCGAGACTATGTTTCGCAAGGTCATGGGCGCAGACAGCAACGGTTCTGCCATAGAAAGCTCAGACCCAGCGCACTTCGGTACAACGTGGGATAAAGTCAAAGCTAAGAAGGATGAACTTGTAGCAGCAGAACCCATGAGACTACTACGTGAAGAGCGTAACCGTAGATTAGCAGAGGTAGACTGGTGGGCATCAAGTGACCTAACCATGACTGATGCACAGAAAAAGTATAGAACTGACTTGCGTGACATAACAAAAAGCGCAACCAGTTTAGATGATGTAACTTGGCCTACAAAACCATAGGAGTATAATATGGCAGAGATTAAAGTAACACTAACCGACACAGAACTAAAGTGTCTTGAATATGCAGCAGCATCCCCACAGGACTGGGCTGACAATGCTTTGACTAACAGAGCTAGGATAGCCAAGGATGAGATCATTGCTGCTCTTGTAGCACACTGCAATGCAAACTCAGTAGCACTAGCTGTTGGTGAAGACAAGCAGGTAGCACAAGCGTTTGACCTAAAGGTTGTGAAGAAAGCCTCTGAAGAGTAAGGAATATCAATGTCATACATCGGCACTGAACCTAAAGACATAAGATCATTTGGCAGAACTAAGTTTGACTATACTGCTACGCAGGGTCAGACAGCGTTTACTGGTGCTGATGATGATGGTAAAATATTAAACTTTACTGTTGGGCAGATAGAGGTATACGTTAACGGTATCCTCATGGATGATAGTGACTTCACCACAACTGGTACTGGTACAGTCACACTAGCGACTGCAGCTAATCTGAATGACGTTATCAACATTGTATCGTTTGAGACTAACATACCTGACAGTAACTATGTACCTGCTTCAGGTGGTACGTTTACTGGTGATGTAGACTTTGGTGCTAACAAGATTACATACGCAAACTTATATGCAAACCTATCAGATTTACCTAGCGCATCTACTTATCACGGTATGTTTGCTCACGTTCACGCAACTGGTTTAGCTTACTATGCACACGCTGGTGCTTGGATTCCTTTAGCTAATCTAACTGGCTCGACTTTTACTGGCCCAGTAACTGTTGACACTTCTACAACAACAAACCTTACCGTAGACAGTGCAAATTATGGTGGAATACAATTTAAAGCGGCTGGCACAAAAACAGGCTACATTACCTCTTTCACAGGTGCAACTGAAAGTATGTATATAGGCGGCGCAGATAAAGTTAATATACACACTGGCACAAACCATGACTTAACAGGCGGTACAACTAGGTTACAGATAGACGCATCAGGAAATGTAACAACACCTAATCAGCCAGCGTTTCTTGCCAAACGAAATAGTACCGCTGCTTGGAGCAACTCTACTATAAGTTTTCCTACAGAGACTTATGACAGAGGAAACAATTACAATACATCAAATTCAAGATTTACCGCACCAGTGGCTGGTGTTTATGTATTTCACGTACAGCTAACTATTTTAGGCGGTACATCAGGTCAAGATGATACTATGTATTGGTATTTTAATAAAAACGGTAGTGGCTTCCAAACCATGCAAGATAACTGGTCGTACCGATTAGGCAGTGCTGGTAATGGGGTTGAGATGAATATTGCTGGAACTGCAGTAATACCCTGTAACGCAAACGATTACGTTGACGTCAGCACTTCTGGTATTTCACACACTGGAGGAAAATTTCACACATCTAGTTACTTTATGGGGTATCTAGTAGGTTAGGAGATAAACAATGGCATTAACAGAAGAAACAGTACAAGACAAAATAGAGATAATCGGTGATTACAAAATAATTCAGGTAAGAACCGCAACGATTATCAAGAAAGATGGTGTAGAGATTAGCAGAGCATTTCACCGTCATGTCGTATTACCAAATGCAGATACATCAGGCGAAAGTGATGATGTAAAAGCTATTGCTGCACAAGTACACACAGATGCAATCAAAGCAGCATATGCTAAACACTTAGAGGAGAGCAACCCCTAATGACAAGAGCAAGAGATGTAGCTAACCTCATAGGTTCTGGCAATTACAGCAGTACTACTTTCACAGCTACTGCAGGACAGACAGCCTTTACTATATCCCACACACAGGGATTTGTACAAGTGTTTATGAATGGCTTGCTCTTAGATGAAACTGTAGACTACACAAGCAACGGTTCAGCAGTAACACTTACATCAGGTGCAGCAGCAGGTGATGAGATAGAAGTTGTTGCATATAATACGTTTAGCGTTGGTGATGCTCTGCCTAAAAGCGGTGGGGCTATGACAGGTGCTTTAACTGTTGATGCTGCTGGTGCTACAGTTTTAACCTTAGATCGTGCAACATCTGCTGGATCAATTATAGAATTACAAAAAGATGGAACTACGGCAGGACACATTGGAATTGCATCAGGAGGTGGATCTGATGGTTTGTATATCGGTGATGGAGATGTTGGTCTTGAGCTAGACGGTGCTAACGATGCAATATATCCATTTAATACAAGTACAGTAGCAAGTTCTGAT